GTCCACGGGTGCGGCTTCCGGCAACTGGTCCACGGGTGCGGCTTCCGGCAACTGTTCCACGGGTGCGGCTTCCGGCGACTGGTCCACGGGTGCGGCTTCCGGCAACTGGTCCACGGGTGCAGCTTCCGGCTATAAGTCCACGGGTGCGGCTTCCGGCAACTGGTCCACGGGTGCGGCTTCCGGCAACTGTTCCACGGGTGCGGCTTCCGGCGACTGGTCCACGGGTGCGGCTTCCGGCAACTGTTCCACGGGTGCAGCTTCCGGCGATTACTGCAGAGCCGAAGCGTTTGGAAAAGACAGCATTGCTGTTGCAAACGGCGCACACAGTAAGGCACGCGGCGCAATGGGCTGCTATCTGGTGCTGACCGAGTACGATGATGACGGCCACATGATCTGTGCCAAAATGGCGAAGGTTGACGGGGCCGTTATCAAAGAGAACACCTGGTACACGCTTGAAAATGGCGAGTTTGTGGAGTGGAAACCGTGAAGAAGTACTACAACAAGCGTTGGCTTGAACAGCGCTGGGATGCAAGGCAGCCGGAACGATTGGAGCACATCCAGCTGAAACGGCAGCTGAGAAAAAAGGAGGGGTGCGGCAGTGAAGCCGAGCATGGGAATTGCAGAGTGCTGCCAGATCATGCGTGACAATAACATTTCGGTGAGCGAGCCGATCTTTACCGGCATGATTCAGGCCGGCAGCTTCCCAGCATGGGCGGTGCCGTCTATTGACACCAAGAGCGCCGCCCCGCTGATCTCTCGTGCCGGATTTATGGCGTGGGTGAAGGACTTTTACAAGCTCGAAAAGGTTTACACAAAGGAGGACCCGAAAGAATGAAACTCAAATCTACTACTTACTACTGGTTGGCTGTCGTTTTTGGCGGCGTTGGAATGGGCGCAGCTATGGGCGCAGAGGGCACCGCACAGACCACCGGATGCATCTCTGGCACGCTGTTTGCGGTGTCGCTGGTGCTGATTTTGGCCGCTGTTGTGCTGGCTCGTCTGGGCTTTGCCGCAGAGGACAGGGAGAGAGCCGCAAAGCGGCGCAAGTACGGCAAGATCAACCGTACCCACGCCCGCAACCCGGAATACCCGGAGAATCAGGAGCGCGGGGCATGATGACGGTTAAAGAGTACGTTGAGGACAAAGTCAAATCCTACACGCGGCTTGCCGAACGCTGCAAGCGAGAAGCCGAAGCCTCAGACGACATTGTTGTCCGGGCCGGATACTCCGCACGGGCAAACGTCTGGGAGATGTGCGCCGGAGAAATGGACAACGTGCGGGAGATGCTGCAAGAGGAATCTGGGGAGATCACGTATGCCTGACACTGTCCTCCATGTCATGTGGTACACCGTGTATGACGCAAAAAAAGAAGAGCCTGCCCGTGCGCCAGCACGGACAAGCCCAAAGGGTGATGAGTCTCGCCGCCCATCACCACAAAAATAGCACAAAACAGGAGGTTTTACAAGTGGCACTTTTGAGAATTTACGATGTGGGGCAAGAGCCGCCAGCGCTTGTTTTGCAACAGCAATTTCCGGTTGCTTCGGATGCAGTTGCGATTGCCGATGAACTGGCAAAGAGAAAGCCCGAACAGCTGTACAGGGCGTTTGACGCTGATATGAACGTTGTGTATGCGAGGTGAATATTTATGCAGGATAAAAAATACATGACGAAGCGAGAACGTGTCAAAGACCTTTCTAATAAAGCCGAAGGTATTTATTACTACATCGGCCCGCAGCACATGCTTTTTCGACTTATTAACACCGGGAACGAGTTGGCAAGCGAAATCAATCACGCGGTGGCATATTTTACCAGCTTTGCCCAGAACGGTGTACTGTACGATGATGGCGCTGGCGGCAGTCGTTCGGTGATCGACTGCATTTACCGCAAGGTTGGGCATTTGATGTGTGATATTGACATTATCCACGCTGCGGGTGGCGCTGAGATTATGCCAGAACCATTTGAAAGCATTGACCGCTGTTATAGTATTGAGTACACAACGCTGCTGCGCGAAGCGGTTATTAAGGGATTGCCAGACGATTACAAGGGACCCCAGCAGAACCCGTACGAGATCAATTTGATTAAGCCTTCGATTGCTTATGGACGCGAACAGCGCGATGCATACGATGATAATTTTTTTGACAGTTTTACCCGCAAAGAAGAAGCTCGTGACCGAAAAGTTGTTTTTCATTGCACAAAATCCGATTTGGACGCAATTAAGCGCTACGCGCACATCATTGATGTAAAGTATACTGAGGAGGAAATTCACCATGCCTGAAAATGAAATCAAAAAAGCACCTGTTGAGCAACTTCAGATGAACGCCGTTTCTGCGCCAGAACCCCCTGCCGTTATCCCCGCTGCAACACCAGCTCAGCGTCCGCAGAGCTATGCAGAAAAAGTGCAGGGCCTGACCGCAGATGAACGCATTTGGCAGCTGGCAAAATCTAAGGCAGTTGCAATGGCCAATTTGCCGGATGGGATGCTTCCTCAAACCTACGCCGGGAACATTGGCGCTTGCGCCATTGCCTGTGACATGGCCCAGCGCATGGGCGTGTCGTACTTGTTCGTGATGCAAAATCTTTACGTTGTGCATGGTCAGCCTACATGGAGCGGCAAAAGCTGCAAGGCTCTGATTGACAACAGCGGTGAGTTTGCAGGCCGCACTCGTTACCGCATGGAAGGACAGGAAGGTACCGATTCGTGGGGCTGCCGCTTGATTGGCGTGGATAAGCTTACCGGCGAGAATGTTGAAGGTCCTAAAGTCACCGTCAAAATGGCAAAGGATGCCGGATGGTGGAACAAGAACGGCAGTTACTGGCCCAAGATGACCGAAATGATGCTCAAGTACCGTGCTGCAGCATACTTTGCCCGTGCTGAATGCCCGGAAGTTCTGATGGGCGCAAACGTTGATTATGAATCCGGCGCAGGTGACAGTGCCGAGGAAGAGGTGAACATTCATGCTTAACGTCGTAGCGATCATGGGCCGATTGGTGGCCGACCCGGAACTCAAGACCACCCAGCAGGGCACCAGCGTGTGCAGCTTCCGCATTGCCTGTGACCGCAACTTTGCCCGGCAGAGCGAGCAGCGGCAGGCGGACTTTATCGACATCGTGGCATGGCGTGCGCAGGCCGAGTTCGTGTGCAAGTATTTCCAGAAGGGCAACCTGATTGCCATTGAAGGCAGCTTGCAGACCCGCCAGTATCAGGACAAGAACGGCAGCAACCGCACCGCCGTGGAGGTCGTGACCAGCAATGTGAGCTTTGCGGGCTCCAAGGCCGCAGGCAAGCCTGTCACAGCGTCCTATGAGCAGCAGACGGCGAATCATGTGCGGGAAGCAAATGCCGCGCACAGCGCCCAGCAGGCAGCTCCCGCGTATGATCAGGGGAGCATGGACGACTTTGCCACAATCTCGGATGATGGAGATCTCCCCTTCTGATTTTGCAAGCTGCGCTATCTGGCTATACGGGCGTACAAAGGAGGTGAGCAAGTGGCAAAGGATGAAAAGAAGTCGTTTGTGGTGTATCTGGACTGGTTTGATGCGCTGGAGGAGTACACGGATGCCGAAGTCGGACAGCTGATGCGAGCTTTGGCAAAACACGTCCGCACTGGTGAAAATCCAACGTTTTCCGACCGTGGAATGCGTGGGAACTTCCGTTTCATGTGCAATGGAGTGGATTCGGCTACGGAAAAGTACGAGAACGTCAAGCAAAAGCGCCGTGAAGCCGGAAAAGCCCGTGCAGCTCAAATGCAAGCAAACTCAGCACATGCTAGCACATGCTACCAAGTGCAAGCAAGTGGTAGCTATAATGATACTGTTACTGGAACTGTTAATGGAACTGGAACTGTTAATGGAACTGGAACTGTTAATGGAACTGGAACTGTTAATGGAACTGGAACTGTTAATGGAACTGGAACTGTTAATGGAACTGGAACTGTTAATGGAACTGGAACTGTTATATCCCCTAACGGGGATATATACAATAGCGCCACCCCCGCCGCCGTTGACGTAGAACTTTCTAAAATCGTCCAGCATTATCAGCAGGCCGTTGGGGACTTCCCACGCTCTGCGCTGGACAAGCTGCAGAAGTGGAGGCAGGAGTACAGCACAGAGATGATCCTGTTGGCGATTGACAAATCCACAGAAGCCGGAAAGCGCTCGTGGAGCTACATCAACGGCATATTGTCAGGCTGGAAACGGGACGGCCTGCGCACGCCGGGGGATGTGGAAGCCAACGAACAAAGCCGACAAGCCAGACCGCGAGGCAAGCAGCCAACCGAGACCGTAGACGACCAGCTTGCACGGGTGCTGGCGAAGATGGACAGAGAAAGAGGGTTTGAGACATGACGCGGGAAGACGTGGCAAAGCTGATTCGCATGAATTTTGTGCTGTACAAGCTGGGTTCCAAGCCGCTGACCGATGAGGAGATGAAGACCACCATCGATGTGTGGACGTACCAGTTTGGCGACTATGACGGCGATACTGTCAAGCGGGCTTTTCTGGCGGCAAACCGGGTATGCGTTTATCCGGTCACGGTGGCCGACATTTTCAAGCAGCTTTCCCAGTGTCTTGACCCGTCCGCTGAGTGGGAAGCTCTGGCTGTAGCGGCACGCAAGGCACAGACATTTTTGAGCTGGCGAAAGTTCCCGATGGTGATCGGCATTGACGAAAAGGGCGGGCTGCTGCGTAGTGACGGGCAGAAAGAGCTGAAAGCCCTGTATGACCAACTCCCCCCGGCGGCAAAATCCTATGCCGGGAGCGTGGGAGGGCTTGCAGAGCTGGCTGAAATGCCAGACCTTACATACCGCCGTGCCGAATTTTTGAAGCAGGCGCAGGCCGATATCACCACCGCCCCCCGTGAAGCTGCAAGGCTGCGGGCGAGCGAGACGACAAAGAGGGAGATTGAAAAATGAGCGAATTTATCGACCGTGAAAAAGCCATCGCCAATATCGTAGCTGTATATTGCTGTGGTTGCGAACATTACAACGGCGAAAAATGCCGCGCGTGTCAGATTATGGACGCGATGGATGTGCTGGAAGACGAACCGGCAGTGCCTGTGATTGACGCGAAATCCATGGAAAAGTACCTGACCGACTGGAAAGACGGGCTGGCCGGGAGCGAAAATTGGGGATACTCGTACGCAATCAGAGCAGAGCAAACGGTTCAGGTACTGGATACCATACTGACCCGCATTGGTTACATGCTCAATGGTGACAGCGGGGTGCAGACCGATGGTAAAACTTGAACCCTGCAAAGACTGCCCCGACCGGCACCCGATCTGCCACGACAGCTGCCCACGGTACGCCGAGTACAAGCGCCAGCTGAAAGCACAGCGCATCTACACCAACGGGAACCACGCGGCGGAGCGGATCAGCCGCAACGATTTCGACAAAGAAGGATGGATGGGAGGAAGAAAGCGATGAAAGTGCTGATCGCCTGCGAGGAATCGCAGGAAGTATGCAAGACATTTCCGGGCATTGCAAAAGCTATGGCCGAACAGTGGAGGTAAAAATGAAAAACATTCAGACGGCGCAGAAGTACAAGCCCGGCGCTTACATCGTCTCTCTCGACCACCTGATGGGGCAGGAACTTGTTTATTGCGGCGGGAAACTGCTCCACAAGGGATGGTTTGGCAACTGGCAGCTGTGGTATGCGAAAGCTGAGCTTGCCAGACTGCGCATTCGGGAAGCTGTGAGAACGGAGGAAGAACATGAAACCGAAAACGAAATCCGAGCTGATGGCCGTGTGGGCCAGCCAGCCCGACCAGCTCAAAAGAGAGCGGGAGGTCAAGGCCATCCGCAAGGCGATGGACGATGCCCGCGCCGTGATGCAGGACGGTCTGACCCGGTACGTCAAGAAAAAGACCAAAGCCCGCAGCATGGCAAAGGCTGAAGCTGACCCCTTTGCTGAGCTGGAAGGCTGGGAAAGCATGGAGCAGATCCAGGATGCCTACGGCTATGGCGAGATCACTGCCGACAGGCGGGACAAACTCACCGACCTGTGGGAAGCCCGGGAAGCTGCCAGAAACAGCCGCAAGGGCGCAGACAAGTACCACGACCTTGTGACGGAGATGCTGGAAACGGCCATCCGCCGGGTGGGCAATGAGTACGTAGATATGCTGTTTGAGTATGACCAGCAGCGCAGGAAAGCAGAAAAGCAGTGCGAGCAGCTGGCAATGGAAGGGATGATGAAAAAATGAAAGCTATCTTGATGAGCATCCGGCCTGAATGGTGCGACCTCATCATTCGGGGGGAAAAGACCCTTGAGGTGCGCAGAACAAAGCCTGGGAATCTAAAGACTCCATTCAAGTGCTATGTCTATTGCACGAAAAGCAAATCCAAAATAGGCTGGCTTCTAATTGTCCCGGGCAAAGGATGGAAGCGGTTGGATGGCAATATCATTGGCGAGTTTACATGCGACGGCATCCGACGCATTGGCCCTGAATACTGTGTGGTCAAAGAAGATATCGAATCTGCGATTGCTGGAAGCTGCCTCAGTATCAAGCAGGTGAAGAAATACGCCGGCTGGGATATCGGTATGAACTATTCCGACATGAAAGACCTGTATGGCTGGCACATTTCCGACCTAAAAATTTACGACCGCCCACGACCGTTAAGTGCTTTCGCAAGACTACGGGCAACAAAATTTGGCTATGAGCCTGTAGATATTGAGCGACCACCGCAATCCTGGTTTTATGTGGAGGACGGGAGATGAAGCTGACCCTCTACGGCGACCCCCGCACCAAGAAAAACTCTGCCCGCATCCTCAGAAGCCGCTCAGGTGGGCGCTTTGTGGCCCCTAGCAAGGCTTACGTGGATTATGAGACGGACTGCCTGCGGCAAATCAAAAGGCCGCACAGCCCCATCTCTGCCCGCGTGAACGTGAGGTGCGTGTACTACATGAAGACCGCCCGCCGGGTCGATCTGGCGAACCTCATCGAGGCGACCACAGACATTCTGGTGAAAGCCCGCGTTCTGGAGGACGACAACAGCAAGATCGTTGCCGCACACGATGGCAGCAGGGTGGAGCTTGACCGGAAGAACCCGAGAGTGGAAATTGAGATTGAAGAAATGGAGGAGAAGCGATGAATCAAGTGTTTATCGTCATCGGGGCAACGCTTTGCTACGTCGGCGGATTCGGCATAATGATTTGTCTTTTGGGCGTCCTAACCGAACTGTGTATCGAAATCTGGGACAGTAATTTTAGACAGATTTGTGTTCGATTCCAAATCGCGCCGGGCGATGTTTCATACTTTGCCCAGAATAAAAAAGAAATTGAAGCGGCACTTGAGAAGCAACGCATTCGGTGGCCGAACACGGACGATGCATCTTTCGGGTGGTGGAACTGCCCAGAATGCAACGCGCCGAACCGATATGCCAGCGAAAGCAAACCGGTTGCATATTGCCGCTGCTGCGGACAAGCTGTCGATATGGATTACTACAGGAGGCATGCCAATGATTCGCACACCTGACACCAACACGCCAAAGCCTGACAGCGGCGTGGACTATCACACGGTGAAGGCGTGGTTCCAGCAGTGCCGGGATATGGCAGCGGCGGTTGAAGCCCAAAAACAGAAGATCCAGCGCATCCGGGACGTGGCAGAAAAATGCACCCAGAGCCTGAGCGGGATGCCTGCGGGTGGTGGCAATGGGGACAAGGTTGGGCTTGCTGCAACAGACATCACGGACGAGCAGCGCCGTCTGCAGCAGATGGAAACAGACCTGTGCCTGCTGCGCATTGAAGCCACCCGGCGTGCGTACTGTATCACGGCAAGCAAATCCAGCAAAAAACAGGCTGACTGCCTGTGCCTGTACTACGTCAAGAACAAAAAGCAGCGCGAGGTCTGCGAGGAACTGGGGCTGTCGGAAGAAAACCAGGTCTCCATCTACATCAAGTGGGGCAGCATCTATCTGGCAGAGATTTGGGACAGCTTCGGCAATGTTGCACAAACCGCACAAAACCCGCCCTGATTTTTTGCAATGCATCTTCATACTGCAAATATCCAACTGAAGAAAGCCCTGTGATAAAATTGGTATAAGCGGAACCGCCGAAAGCGGTGAGACGCTTGCCACGCAGCCTCCGAAACGTGTCCCTTCTTGGCATTTTCCTCCTTTTCTGCTTGCAGGTACTGGGCTTTGCTCTCTTCACGTTTCGCGCTGCTTCTATGCGATACACTGAAACAAAGGCAGCCTGCCGCTCATGAGAGACAGGAGGCGGTTCGATTCCGCCGTATCGCTCCATATGGCGCATGGACTAGACAACCCGCAAGGCCGCACGTGCAACCTCCCGTGCCGAGAAAAGGCCTTAGAATCCTTGCCAAGGTGTAGCTTTCCTGACAGGATGTGCGCCAACCAACAGCCCCGGCGGCGAACCGGAGCTGTTTTTATATGGCCGCCTGAGCGCAGTTTGGAGCGCGGCGCGTGTGTGTAGACACGGCTGGTTCGATTCCAAGGGCGGCTTTTATACTCCGGTAGCTCAAGTGGTAGAGCAGCGGTCTCCAAAACCGCATGTTGCAGGTTCGAGTCCTGCCGGGAGTGCTTGCGTGCCCTATGAGGGGGCTGCGCAATAGCGGGGCATCCGGCCGCGAAAGTTCCGGATGCAGCAGTGCCCACCGTTTGACGCATGTCCAACGCACTGAATGCACGGGCGCTGCTTATATGCCGCTATAGCTCAACTGGCAGAGCGCCGCCCATTTAAGGCGGGACAACGTTGGTGACACCACGGGAACATCACTGCACAGCCAACCACTGCGCACATCCATTCCGTGGGTGCTGGTTCAAATCCAGCTGGCGGCACATTCGATATTTTGACCGTTCGGATTTCCGGGCGGTTTTTATTTTGCATGAGTTTAGAGAGGTGGTGGCGGTGACCTACAGCAAAAACAAAAGGATAGGCAGACCGCCCGTCTTTGAGAGCAAAGAAGAACTTGAGAAAAAAATCGAAGAGTTCTTCAAAAGCTGCGAAGGAAGCGTCCTAGAAGACGAAACCGGAAAGCCTGTTTTGGACAAATACGGAAACGTGATAAAAATCGACGAACGTCCAGAAACGGTCACCGGTCTAGCTTTGGCGTTGGGATTTAAGTCTCGGCAATCTTTGATTGACTATCAAGGAAAGGCTGAGTTTTCTGACACGATAACGCGCGCGAAACTACGGTGCGAGAGATACGCCGAAGAACGGCTCTATGATCGCGATGGAAACGGCGGCGCAAGATTCAGCCTGCAAGTTAATTTTGGTTGGAACGATAAGCCGAAAGAAGCGGAGCAGGAAGAACGTCACGATGATGGTTTGATAAAGGCATTGAATGCTGCCGCAGACATCAGCCCGCCGGATGACGTGGAGATGCTGCCAGAGGAAGAGGACGACCATGCGGAAAAGTAACGGTTTTCGCTGGAAAGCCCTCAGCCAGCGGCAAAAGCAAGTCTTGAGCTGGTGGACACCGCAGAGCGCATACAGCGGCTACAATGGCATTATTGCCGATGGCGCTATCCGCTCGGGCAAGACCTTTGCCATGAGCTTTTCTTTCGTCCAGTGGGCTATGACTTGCTACAGCGGCCAGCAGTTTGCCATGTGTGGCAAGACCATCGCCAGTTTCCGGCGCAATGTGCTGGGCACGCTCAAGCAGCAGCTTGCAGCCCGTGGCTACAACGTCAAGGAGCATCGGGCAGAAAACTGCATGACCGTCAGCAAGGGCGGCAAGACCAATGAATTTTACTTTTTCGGCGGCAAGGACGAGAGCAGCCAGGATCTGATCCAGGGCATCACCCTTGCCGGGGCATTCTTTGACGAGGTGGCCCTGATGCCGCAGAGCTTTGTCAATCAGGCCACGGCCCGATGCTCTGTCACCGGGTCAAAGTTTTGGTTTAACTGCAACCCGGGCAGCCCGCAGCACTGGTTTTATCTGGAATGGGTGCGCAAGTGCCGTTCCCGAAAGATGATGTATCTCCATTTCACGATGGACGACAACCTGTCACTTTCCGAGGACATCAAGGACAGATACCGCAGCCAGTACAGCGGCGTTTTCTATCAGCGCTACATTCTGGGCCTGTGGACCGTGGCGGAGGGCCTTGTGTATGACATGTTCGACCGCAAAAAGCACGTTGTTGATGTGCTTCCGGCGCTGTCTCCAAAGAGCGCCTATGTGGCGTGCGACTTTGGTACCCAGAACGCAACGACTTTTCTGCTGTTCCAGAAGCAGGCAGATGCAGACTGCTGGATCATCACCCGGGAGTACTACTACAGCGGCCGCGAACAGAAGCGGCAAAAGACCGTGGGTGAGTACGTCACAGACCTCAAGGCGTGGCTGAACGGACTCAAGCCGGAGAGGATCATCGTTGACCCCTCTGCCCTGCCCCTGATTACAGAGCTGCGCAAAAACGGCTTTACCCAGACCCCGGCAAATAACGACGTTCTGAGCGGCATTCTGGACGTGCAGACAATGCTGCAGACCGGGCGGCTGAAGATCTACAAAGACTGTAAGCACACGCTGGAAGAGTTTGGCGTGTACGCTTGGGACCCGGACAAAGACGACACCGTGCTGAAGGTCAACGACCACTGCATGGACGCTATCCGCTACTTTGTGCGCACAAAGCGCCTTGTGAAACTGAGGGATTGATTTTGAGCACTGTATACACATTCCAGACCTTCCAGCAGGCGCAAGCCGACGGGGAACAGACTGATTTCATCCGGCGGTTCGTGCAGCAGCACTGCAGTTCCGGACCGTACAAGATGGCGCTGGATGCCGACCTGTACGACGCGCAGAAAAACCCGGGGGCTGAACGTTTCGCGCAGGCTTACGCTTTGATGCTGAAACGTCTGTCCAAAAACACCAAGCAGGACACCCCACACCCCGATATGGTCAAGAGCAACCTTTTCCGGCGGCTCAACAAACAGAGAGCGACCTACTCCCTCGGCAACGGCGTGGTCTTTTCGGACGATGGCGTGGACAAGGACAGGCTGGGGCAGAACTTCGACGAGCAGATCCAGAAGGCCGGATATTTCGCCCTGATCCACGGCGAGAGCTTCGGATTCTGGAACAACGACCACTTGGTGGTTTTCAAGTTGACCGAGTTTGCTCCCCTGTACGATGAAAAGACAGGACTTTTGCAGGCGGGTGTGCGCTTCTGGCGGCTGAACCCGGACACGGATATGCACTATATCCTGTACGAGTTGGACGGCTTCACTGAGTACACGGAAAGCAAAATCGGCAATGTGATGCAAGAGACAACGCCGAAGCAGGCATACAAGAGCGTGACCGTCACCACACCCGGCGGCGGGCTGGAAAGCGTGGAGGGCGAAAACTACAGCGCCCTGCCAATTGTTCCACTGTGGGGCTCCGACCTGCACCAGAGCACGCTTGTGGGCTTAAAAGCCTACATTGACAACACCGATTTGGTGATGTCCGGCTTCTGCAATGACCTGCAGGACTTTTCGCAGATCTACTGGCTGTGCGAGAACTTCAACGGAATGACCGATGACGAGCTGCAGGAGTTCCTTGTCAAGCTGAATCTGTACCACATTGCAGGCGCAGACACCAGCGAGGGCGGCAAGATCACCCCCTACACCACCGAGATTCCTGTGACGGCCCGGCAGGCGCTGCTGGAACTGCTGCACACCCGGGTGTATGAGGACTTCGGCGGTCTGGATGTGCACTGTGTGAGCGCGGACAGCACCAACGACCATCTGGATGCAGCCTATGAACCGCTGAACCAGAACGCGGACGATTTCGAGGCTCAGGTCAAGCCGTTCATACGGCAGATCTGCGCACTGGCTGGATTTGACAACGCCATGCCGACATTCAACCGCAGCAAGATCACCAACACAGCCGAACAGGTCAGCATGGTGATTTCCGAGGCCGCCATCATCGGGCAGGACATGGCCATTGGCCTGCTGCCAAACCTGACCCCGGAACAAAAGGAGCAGGCCAAGGCCGCGCTGATGGCCGAGAGCGCAGCACGGGAGACCGTGGGCGAGGGGGAGAACAACGGTGATGAAACGTGATTTCTGACCGTGACCGCATCTCTACCCGCCAGCTGAACCGCCTGCGCCGCCGCATCCTCCGGGTGTACGGCACTGCCCGCCGGGAGATGCAGGAGCAGCTGACCGAGTTTCTTGCAAAGTACAAAGCGCTGGACGAGCGCAAGCGGGCACAGCTGGACGCAGGCGAGATCACCGAGGACGATTACCGAATCTGGTTGCAAAATCAGGTCTTTCAGTCCGATTTGATGCACGCCAAGCTGGACGGCATCACGCAGACCTGCACCACAGCCCAAGAGACGGCCTACAAGCTGGCCAGGGACGAGCAATACAACATCTTTTCCTTTGGCGCAAACTGGACGTTCTACGAGCTGGAACAGGCCGCAGGCGTGACGTTCGGGCTGACCCTGTACAACACCGAGGCGGTCAAGCTCCTGCTGAAGGAGAACCCCCGCATGGTGCCAAACAAGCGCATCAAGAGCGAAAGCAACCGCACCTATGACGCCCGGGTGTTCAACCGCTACGTCATGCAGGGCATCGTGCAGGGCAAGAGCGTCCACGACATCGCCGTGCAGGCCGTCAACGGCATGGCTGATACAGAGATCCACTGGGCCATGAACAATGCCATTACAGCGTTGACAGGGGCCCAGAATGCGGGGGCTTTGCAGCAGATGCGAAACGCCCAGGCTTTGGGCATCGAGGTCAAAAAGCGGTGGAACTCCACCCACGACTACCGCACCCGTGAGATGCACCGCCTGCTTGACCAGCAGACGGCAGACCTTGACGAGCCGTTCAAGGTCATGGGCTACGAGATTCAGCGCCCCGGAGACCCCAACGCAGCGCCGGAGATGGTCTACCACTGCCGCTGTGTGCTGTCCTCTGCGCTGGGCAAGTATCCAAGGCAGAACGCCATGCAGCGGGACAATGTGACCAAAGAGACCATCCCCGTCATGGATTACACCGAGTGGTATAAATCCAAGGGCGGCAAAGAGAAAGAGCAAATGTGGTGGGCGGAAGAACGCAAGAGAAAGAAGGGATGAACTGTGATCTTGCCGATGGAAAACACCGAAAAGATGATTTTTTCGGGCGTGGGCAAGTATGGCATCCCTGAAATCAAGCCGGAAACGGACATCCGCATTGACAAGCTGGAATGGATCCCGGTCAATTATGCGCTGACGGCCAAAGACAAGGCCACAAAAGGCGTGCATTTTTACAAGGACGATTACCAGTTTGAACGGTTCTGGAACAACCCGGACAAGTATATCCCGCTTTTGCAGCAGTTCGGCGCGGTATGTTCGCCGGATTTTTCGCTTTACAGCGATATGCCGCTTGCAGTGCAGCTTTTCATGCACTACAAAAAGCACTGGCTGGCTGCATACTGGCAGGCGCACGGCATCCACGTCATTCCAACGCTCTGCTGGTGCGGCGAGCAAAGCTATGACTGGTGCTTTGATGGTGAGCCCAGAAACGCCATCGTGAGCATTTCGAGCCACGGCACACAGTCTGACCCGTACGAAGCAGAATGCTTTGCCAAACACTGCCGCAAGGCGCTGGAAGTGCTGCAACCAAGCGGTATTTTGTGGTACGGCAAGTGCCCGGCAGAATTTGACTGGAACGTGACCAAAATCAAGCCGTTTCAATACGAGAGGAGGCATTACCGTGAGTAAAAGAGGTTCGGGCAGCTCTGCGAGAGCGGGCGGATTTGAAGTGGTTATTCAAGGGAAAAAGCAAACTTATTTTAGAGCAGCTGGAGGAGAATACAGAAATTTACAAGACCCAAGTCGTGTTATTTCTTCTCAAATGGCGCAAAAACTTTTTAAGAACAATAAAGTGTCGCCTTTATCCAAATCAAAAATGGATGAAATAAAGAAAAGACGGCAAAAAGAAAGGGACGCAAAGCCAGACTATGAGCTGGGAATGGGGATTCCCGGTGGAAATAAAGAATACAGAAAGACAGCAAGAAATAGCAGGCTTGTAAGCAGGATGCAAAGCAGGAGAAGAAGATAAGCCAATAAAATGAAATTCAACTACGACATCAAATTCACCGACAACACCCCGCAACTGCATGAAGCTCTGGACTCATGGGCAGAGCGGGTGCTGACCATCTGGGGCATGAAAGTGCAGGACTACGCCCAGCTGCTTGTGCCTACTGGCACGGCAGACAGCACGGGCATAGAGGGCTATGTGGGCGGCGCGCTCAAGCAGAGCCTGACCTTTGCCCTCGACCTCGCCAAAAAGACCGTGACCATCGGCTCAAACCTGTTTTACAGCGTCTATGTGGAGCTGGGAACGGGCATCTTTGCCGAGAAGGGCAACGGACGAAAAACGCCGTGGGTCTGGAAGGACTTCAACGGCAAGTGGCACTTTACCCGGGGCATGAAAGCCCGTCCGTTCCTCCGCCCGGCGGTGGAGGACCACATTGACGAACTGCGGCAGATCGCCGTGGAGGAAGCAGAGAAGGGAGAATAACATGACAGAAAAAGAGAGACTTGAAGATTTGCTCACAATGCATTGTTTTCTCAAAGAAAGAGGGCTCTCTATTGCAGAACAGGCAGAAAAAGATATTGAGGAAACCAAAAAGAAGCTCTTGACAATCGAGAGCTTCGGAGAAAAAGAAGTGCTGAGGAAAAAGTTTTTAGAGGAAGGAAAAGAAGCCACTAAAAACTTGCAAGCCCTTTGCGATTTGGTTTATGGCGAGGGTAGAGCAAAGGTTGAGATAACGGTATCGGTTGACGCGGATAAGCCGATATTCAGCAAAGAAGAGGTAACCGTTATCAAAGAAGGCTTGGATTTTTGCAAAGGAGAATAAACATGAAAAAGATTTTTGCAGTAATTACACTTTTGGTCGTGTTGTGTCTGTGCGGCTGCTCTGAGGCTGACAAGGCGAACGCCAACATCTCCAAGCAGGCCGATTACTTTGAGAGTGAACGCAAGATCACCGTCTACAACGCCCGCACGGATAAGGTGATCATGGAAGCCGAGGGCTACATGTCCATTTCCAACAACTCAAACAATGAGCTGGTCTGCACTGTGAAAATCGGCCCTGATACCTACCGCAAGAATTACATCTACCTTAACGGCTACACTATGTATGTGGTGGAGGACATTACCGGCACCCATACCGACCCGTACCACTATAAACTCTATTTCCACACGGACATCCTGCCCAGCGTGGAAGTAAAACCGTAAAACATAATATTCAGCGGTTGGTGCACAGCGTCAGCCGCTTTTTTATGCCGTTTTAGCTCAGTCTGGCAGAGCACCGGACTTTTAATCCGGGGGCCGTGGGTTCAAGCCCCGCAGGCGGCACCACACCGGCAGCACGTCCGGCAAATAAACCTTATTGCCAAGCATGGCAGCCCGAGCAAGGGCAGAAAGGACTATCACATGGCACTCAAAAGAGCTGACATCCGCACGATTCTGGAGAACCCCGAAACCTCCAACGATGACAAGGTCGAAGCCATTCTGGACGCCCTGCACAAGGAGACGGACGGACTCAGAAATCAGCTGGATGAAGAAAAAACAGCCCGCACACAGGCCGAGAAGGACCGTGATGCAGCCAACAGCGGCAAGCAAGCCGCTGAAAAGGCGCTGACCGACTACAAGGCCCAGCAGACTCAGAAGGACACCCACGCAGCCAAGGAAGTCAAGTTCCGGGAGCTGCTGAAGTCCGCCGGGGTACTGGACAAGTATGCTGATCGGGTCGTGCGGCTGTCTGGCGAGGATATCGACAAGCTGGAGCTGGACGATAAAGGCGAGGTCAAGGACGCCAAGAAGCACGCCGACAGCCTGAAAGCTGATTGGAGCGACTTCGTAGGCACTACGACCACCACCGGCGCGAAGGTGGACACCCCGCCCACCAACACCGGCTCCAAAATGACCAAAGACCAAATTTTTGCAATCAAGGACGCTGGCGAACGCCAGGCTGCGATTGCTGCAAATGCCGACCTGTTTACAGGCGGCGGAAAGGACTAATACATGGCAGCAAAAGAAAATATCACCATGACCACCGATATCACCGTAGCCGCGCGTGAAATCGACTTTGTGACCCGTTTCCAGCGCAACTGGGACCATCTGCGCACCATTCTGGGCATCATGCGCCCTATCCGGATGCAGCCTGGCACCGTGCTCAAAAGCAAGTATGCACAGGGCACCCTGCAGAGCGGCACCGTGGGCGAGGGCGAAGAGATCCCGTTCAGCAAGTACACCGTCAAGGAGAAGGAGTACGGCAAGATCACCATCGACAAGTACGGCAAGTCTGTCACCCTTGAGGCGATCCAGAATTACGGCTACGATGTCGCCGTGCAGAAGACCGATGATGAGTTCCTGTACGACCTGACCGCTCTGGTAACGGATAAGTTCTACAAGTTCCTGAACACCGGCACCCTGAAGGGCACTCCCAAGACCTTCCAGATGGCGCTGGCACATGCCAAGGGCGCGGTCGAGAACAAGTTCAAGACCATGCATCGCACCGTGACCGGCGTTGTTGGCTTTGTCAACGTGATGGACGTGTACGACTATCTGGGCAATGCCAATATCACCGTGCAGAACCAGTTCGGCTTCCAGTACATCAAGGACTTCATGGGCTACAACACCATCTTCCTGCTGTCCGACAGTGAGATCGCGAAGGGAAAGGTTATTGCCACCCCGGTAGACAACATCGTCATGTACTATGTGGATCCTGCGGATAGCGAGTTTGCCCGCGCAGGTCTGGTCTACCGGACCGCAGGCGAGGCAAGCAACCTCATCGGCTTCCACACTCAGGCAAACTACAGCACCGCAACCTCCGAGAGCTACGCCATTATGGGCGTGACCCTGTTTGCTGAGTATCTGGACGGTATCGCTGTCGAGACCATTACCCCGGGCGAGTGATCGCCCCTTTGTAAGGAGGACACCCCATGACTGTACCGGAGCTGTGCGTCTACACGCACAATTTTTTTGACCGGGCGGACGACCCCGTTGCCGGGGAGTTCGCCTTTGAGCCGGACACCGTGCCCGCCGGGGTAGTGCCGGGGCAGTATTTCCTCGTGTGCGGATCCATCTTCAATGACGGCATTCACAAGGCCGGGGACGGCGATCTGACCGCCGAGACCTTCACCGGGACGGTGCAGCCCATGCGCGTGCCGCCTGACTTTGTGGCGCTGGCTGAAAAAATCGACGCATACGACAAGGCTCTCCCGTCCGGCGGCGTGTATGTGTCCCAGTCCTTCGGCGGCTGGTCCGGCACGATGGCTACAGGCACGGACGGGCTGCCCGCCGACGGCAAAACCCGCTATAAATCCGAGATCAATCAGTGGAGGAAGATGTGACATGGTCAACGCGTTCACTGCATCCACCGTGATGCAGGGCTTTACAAAAAAATTCCGCTTCCAGACCCGCAGCTATGAGCCGGACGGCGTCGGCGGCTTTGTGTCCGGCTGGACGGACGGCCCGGAATTTGAGGCCGTAGAGCGCCACGATACCACCGTGGAAGCTCAGGTGGCAGAGCAGGCCGACACGGCATCTACCTATACCCTGCTGGTCAACACCGGTGTCCCGCTGGCCTTCCCGGACTACATCAAGCGGGCAAGCGACGGTCAGACATTTCAGGTGACGAGCGCAGCCGATGAGGGCAACGCCCCGACAGAATCCGGCATGGGCCTGCGGGCTGTGAAGTGCAAAAAGGCGGTGCTGCCGTAATGGGACCGTCTGAGAGCATCAACCGGGCGCTGAACGCCTTTTTTAACGGCTTTGGCATCCCGGGCTATCTGGAAGATAACATCCCTCCTGCCGCTTCACTGCCCTATCTGACCTACAAGCCCACCATCCCCGGCGGGTGGAACGAAACGGCATCCTTCCACGCCCGGCTGTGGTACCCCAGCAAGGGCGGCAGAGCCCCCATCCTGCAAAAAGAAGATACGATCAGCGCAGCCCTCGAGGACAGCATAACGCTTTCCTGTGAGGGCGGCGCTATTCTTTTGCAAAAAGGCACCCCATGGGCACAGCCCCTCGACAACCCGCCTGAAGGGTATCTGTGCGAATACCTCAATTTTGAAATCACGCAATTTTGCGAGTAAGGAGCAATATGGCAAGAAAGTTTACCAAGATCAGCGCAAAAGCATTCGAGTCCATGCAGATCAATGCCGGTGTCGTGCTGAACAAATTTGACCCGTCCGGCACGACCGAGATCCAGGACGCAGACATCATCTGCGCCACCTCCGGCGGCGTGACGGCAGAGTGCAAGCCCAACATCACCGACCTTGGCGATGATGTGGACAACTGCCAGAAAAACACCGCAGAGCTGATGCAGATCGAGGACTACGACTGCACGCTGGCTTTTACGGCCCTGAACGTCACAACGGACGTTATCAAGCTGGCGCTGGGCGCTGCGGATGTGAGTGACAAGAAAGTCACGCCCCGTATGACGCTGAATCCCACCGCCAGCACCGGAGACTTCAAGGACATCTGGTGGGTGGGCGATACCATCGACGGCGGCTTTGTGGCCGTCAAGCTGATGAACGCACTCTCCACCGGCGGCCTGTCCCTCAAGACCACCGACAAGGGCAAGGGCAATCTGTCCGTCACCTTGACCGGCTGCCCCCGGATGGGTGACGACGCCGTGCCTATGGAGTGGTACTACAGCCCCAAGGCCGCAGCATAAGGAGGACACCGCATGAAATTTTTGACAGAGCTGTCCGATGAAGAGTTTCTGCGCCACTGCTGGCAGATCGCCGATGTGGCAGAGGAGGTCTTGGAAAAATCCAAGATCATGGAGCTGCGCAAGGTTCTGCCGGTTCTGACCGGCGAGGAAACGCCGGAGGAGCTGGAACAGAAGAAGAAGGAGCAGGCAAAAAAGAACATTCAGGCTATGGCAAAAAGCTTGCTGTTCGACAATGCCGCTGCCACCGCAAAGCTGCTTCCGTTGCTCTATGAGCCGGACGTGGATGAAAACGGGGTGGTTGAAAACATCGGCCCGTTCAAGAAGATGCGCGCGGTAAAAGAGCTGCTGAACAACGATGATGTGATGGATTTTTTGCTCTGGTGTCTGCCGTTGGTGCTGGCGGGTACAGACGCCTGATTTCTTCCATCAGCCCGGACGCGCTGCGGCTGTTTGGCAGGCCGTATATTTTGCAGCACTGCCTGAACGCTTTGCGGCAAGAGCGCATCACACTCAGCTATCAGGCGTACATGACGGACGCTCTGGCGCACCTTATAGGCGCGGAAGAGCGGTGGTACGACATGGTGGCCGGGCTTGTGGAAAACCGCCCACAGCCGCCGCAGCCGTCCGCTGATGAAGTGATAGCACACATTAAAAATGGCCTGAACGGGGGTGATGAAACCTGAAACTTTTTGAATTGAGTGCCACCCTCGGGCTGGACGACAGCGCCTACCGGCAGGGCATCCAGAATGTGCAATCCGAAACGAAAAAAACCGTTTCTTCGCTGTCAGGAGAGTACAGCAAGGCCGCAAAGGCCGTAGTGGAGCTGACCAGACGTTACAACGAATCGGTGGGCAAGACCGGCAAAGCGTCCTCTGAAACCAAAAATCTCAAGACCATGTTGGCACAGGCAGAAGCGCAGCTCAGGGCAACCACGACCGCGTTGAAAGCTGCAAACAACGGCATGGATGGCTTTGCCAGCTCCACGGATAAAGCGTCCAGCAAGTCTCTGGCCGGTGCAATTGCGCAAGGCACGGTCATGGCGGGCATTTTCTCGAAGCTTGGCTCCGCTGCGCTCGGTGCCGCAGAGGGTTTCATCTCTTCCGGCATTGAGTACAACGCCCAGATCGAGAAATACACCACTGGCTTTACCAACATGTTGGGCAGCGCGGAAGCGGCGCAGCAGGTCATGAGCCAGATCCAGGAAGACGCGGCAAAAACTCCCTTTGACGTGGCGAGCCTGACACAGGCCAACCAGTACCTGATCTCTGCGGGCGAAAACGCTTCCTATGCCCGCGATACCATCATGGCGCTGGGCGACGCTGTCTCTGCGACCGGTGGCGGCAACGACGAGCTGAACCGCATGTCCCAAAACCTGCAGCAGATCGCCAACACCGGCAAGGCTACAGCGGCCGATATCAAGCAGTTTGCTTATGCCGGCATCGACGTGTACGGCATTCTTGCCGACTACACGGGAAAAAGTACCGCCGAAGTGCAGAACATGACCATCAGTTATGATCTGCTGACGCAGGCTTTGCAGGCCGCATCTGAAGAGGGCGGGCGTTACTACAACAGCATGGACACCCAGAGCCAGACCATGAATGGCCGGGTATCCACGTTGAAAGATAACGTGAGCCAGCTGGCAGGATTGCTGACCGGCGATTTATCCGGCGGCATCGGCGTTGTAATCGGCAATCTGAACGATATGCTCGTCGCAGCACAGGAAGCTTACAAGACGGACGGCTGGATTGGTCTCGCAGGCGCGATCACCGGCCTGACGGAGCCTATCAACACGGCAAAAAACGCTCTCAAGGACTTCGCGAGCAAAGCCACCACATGGCTGGATCAGCTGAGCTATAAACTCAACCGTTTTCTCGGAAAAGCCGCCACAGCAGACTTCGATACCTACGAAGAGTACGCGGATGCAAATAACCGGAAGAGTAACCGTAACAGGATGCGGGAAAATGCATTAAATGGCATTGGCATCAGCAACAAGAGCTGGTCGGAGCGTCAGGCGGAAGCGGCAGCAGCCAGTGGCAACAGAGGCAGCTCCATTACAACCAGCCCGTCTGGTTCTTCCGCTGGCAAAAAATCCAGATCCTCCGGCTCCAAGTCCACCACCGAAACGGTCATTTCGTCCATCTCCAGCACGGCTACCACCACCGCACAGAATGCGCTGGGCACTGTGACCACCAGCATCCAGACCCTTACCGAGAAGGTCAAGGACAGCTCCGGCAAGATCAAAGACCGCATCACCGAGACCACCACCACGACTGGCAAGGAGATGGTGAACGGTGTTGCCACGACCTTTAAACAGGTCGAGACCAAAGTCAACGGCACGGTCACAAAAGTCACAAAGACCTATGATGACATGTCAAAAACGCTGCTTGGCACCTTTACCAACGTCTCGGAAACCACCGTTGACGGAATCACCACAAAGGTGCAGCAGGCGGTGGAAAAGTACGCGGACGGCAGCGAGCATATCAAGAAGACCGTCACAGAGACCGGGCAGCGCATCGGCGAGAACGGCGCGGAGACCTATGAGAAGATCATCACCTACATCGACGGCATTCAAGACAAGGTGACGGAGACCTCCAACGAGATCGACAAGAGCGTAAAGGGTACCCAAAGCCGCATTGACCAGCAGCTGAGCGAGGCTTCCGGCCAGCTGGATAAGGGCATTTTCGGGCTGGTAAAGAACACATTCAAAGACGCCAAAAACGGTGACTGGGCAAGTCTTGGGCTGGATTTTGTCAATCTGATCTGGGGCGAAGTGTCGCAGGGGCAGCGTGACGTGATCTCTAAGTGGCTTACGGACGCACTGACCGCGGTCAATGAGGGCTACTTCAGTGGCGGCATCGGCAAGGCATTTGATATCTTCCAGAAGCTTTTTTCTGACGGCGGGGTAAAATCCGATATCGACGGTGTGACCAATTCGGTCAAGGCTTTTGGCGAGATCATCGACGGTCTTGCAAAGTCCGGCGGCGTGGGCGGCGCTCTGGGCAGCATCGTCCAGAGCTTTTCCGGCATGGCAGGCGGCATCACCTCTGCGCTGGGCACTATCGTGTCTTTCGTTGCAGCAAATCCCATTCTTGCCCTGATCCTGGGCGTGGGCGCTGTCGCTGGCGGCATTGGCCTTGCCATGTGGATGGACAAGAAGAATAATCAGAAGCCTGTCAGCCACTACCAGAGCCCCTTTGACAAAACCGGCATGTATGACAGCCTGGGCACCTTCTCCACCCGCGCAGCCCTGCAGTACCGCGTCACCGGCCAGCAGTCCATTGGTGACCGGCAGACCAGCATTCTGGAACGCATCGAGGGGATGCTGGACGAGCATCTGCCAGACATCGGCAAGGGTCAGGTGGTCATGGATTCCGGTGAACTGGTGGGCGTGCTGTCGACCCGCATGGCGACCAACGTAGATGCACGCATCGGCGTGACAGTGGAACGGAAAGCGAGGGGTGTGTAATGGCAAAGCTTCTGGGGGCAAAAATCGGCAATTTTCACACCCTGACAGATTGGGGGCTGTACCTCAAGGTAGGCAGCCCTAAAATCGGCGCGGCAGAACCGGAAGAATACCTTGTGCAGGTCACCGGCGCTGATTCGCTGCTGAACCTGACCACATGGGACGATGGCAAGGTGCACTATAAAAAGCGCACCATCACCATGGAGCTGCTTTGCAACGCGCCAAAAAGCAAGTGGCCTTACATCGAAAGCACCATTGCCAATGCCATTCATGGCAAGTGGCTACAGTGCCGCTTTGATGAAGACCCGGCGTGGTACTGGGAAGGGCTTTGGAAAGTCACACCCTCCCGCGACCGGCTTTCCAGCACCTTTACCATCACCGGCACCTGCAACCCCTTCAAGCGCAGCGTCTACGACGGCACTAACGACTGGCTGTGGGACGATTTCAACTTTGAAACGGACATCGTGCGCAACTACACGAATATCCCGCTCAAGGCGGGCGAGGACAAAGAGGTGTCCATCACCGGTGCGCCCCGTGCGGCCGGCATCTACTTCCAGCGCAGCGAGACCGCCGCAAACATCGCGGTGTCTCTCAATGGCTTTGAGGTGGGCATTCTGGCCAAGTCCACCGACTGGCAGTATATCGAGGGGCTTACTATGCCGGACGGTGTGGTGGGCACCCTCGTTTTTGCTGCATCGGCAGACTGCAGCATCAGTATCAAGTATTTGGGGGCAAGTCTATGAGTTACAAAGTTTATGCTGGTGTGCAGACGGATGTAGACACATGGAAAACTAAGGTCTGTATCCACGATATCAGCGACATTACCGACACGAAAAAGCTCATCAGCCCCACGCTGACCCGCGAAGTGGGTAAAGCTGGCTCTTTTGAGTTTACCATGCCGCTGGGCAATGTGGCACACTCTGCGCTGCAAAAGCTGCGCACTACGGTAGAGGTGGAACAGGACGGCGTTTCCATCTGGCAGGGCCGCCCCATGAGCCATGAGCAGGATTTTTTGATGCGTCAGAAAATCTACTGCGAAGGAGAGCTTGCGTATCTGAATGATAGCGGTCTTGCGCCGTACGCTGCAAAAAATGTGAGCTTTTCGCAGTTTTTGGAATGGATCTGCGATAACCACAACGGAATGGTAGATGCATACAAAGCTTTTACTCCTGGCAATGTGCAAATGGACATTCCCATGATCGTGCCCTATATCGACGGCATCAAAGTCGTGCAGGTGGGTTACAGCTACGATTCTAATGATGGAGATTACATTTACCATTGGGGAATTGTAGATCCCGTGGATGGAAAGACGAATATTTTCTATGAGGAAACAGAGATCAACAAAGCTTCCTGCCTGAGCTGGGAAATCGATGAAGAGCACATTGCGGAAGGTCGCATTATTTCACGGATTGGAAGCAACAATTTCCGCGTGCGTCTGTTTGCAGCCTATGTAAAGGGCAAAACGTACGCCGCAAAGGTCGAAGTGAAAAAAGCCGAAATCGTCTGCGGTACTTGCAACAAGAATTTCGGCACGTACTCCATTTACAACGTTGAGCAGGCATCTGAATCCAAGACCTTTAAGATCACCGAGCAAAACGGGAAATACATCCTTGCTATCAACGGCAAGACGGATCCCCGCTTTTTGTTTGATGTGAAGGAACCTACATACAGCTTTGGCGATGGAAAAAACTACGGCATTACATGGGACATCTTGCAGAGTGAGCTGGTTGAAAAGTACGGCGGATATCTGGTGCTGCGCCATGCAGAAGATCCTGACGGAAAACCGCGCCGGTATCTGGACTATCTGCAGGCGATCACCGATAAAAACAGCCAGACGGTGGCTTTTGGAACAAACCTGCTGGATTTGACCAACAACGTCAAAGCAGAGGATATCTACACGCGGGTGATCGCGGTAGGTGCCAAAAAGATAACATGGCTTGTTTTTTCGTGGGGCGAGACCATCACAGAAACCGCAAACGATCTGGCTGCGCAAAAGCTTTTTGGCATCATCACAAAAGTGATCTTTATTGAAGGCATCGAAAGCACGCCGCAGTCTTTGCTGGATGCGGCAGAGGAAGAACTTGCCAAAAATCTGCGCTATCTGAACGGCATGACAGTCAAAGCAGTCGATCTGAAAGACGCTGATATTGATGTCAGCCGTATTGCGATTGGAAAGCAAACGCACATTTTCTCTGCACCGCATGGTGTAGATACCTGGTTGCTGTGCTCCAAGCTTGTTGAGCCGTTGGATTCGCCGGATAAAAAGGAGTTTACATTTGGCACTGAGTTTTCCAGCATCAGCGACCTGCAGGCTTTGAGTGCACGCAAAGCGTCCGATGCTTACGATTTGAGTCGATCGCTCAAAGGGTACATGTCAGGCTAATAAGACAGGAGGTGTTTTATGGATAAAACTTTTGATGAAGCCATTGCGGGAATCCGTAAGGCTGAGCGCGGCGTGGAAGTCCGTGAGGACATCGCACAGGGCATGGAGTACGTCAAGCAGTATGCCGAGGAAGCGACAGGCCAGCAGCAGGCTGCTTTGCAAGCCGCTCAAACCGCCACCGGAGCAGCCAGCACCGCGACGAAAAAGGCCGCAGCAGCTGCAGAGAGCGAAAGCGCCGCCCGGACCTCCGCCGCCGAAGCAGCCCAAAGCGAACGGTCAGCGTCCGCAGACGCAAAGAGTGCGGGAAGCTCTGCCGCTTCTGCCAAAGCTGAAGCGGACAGGGCTGCGGCCATCGTAAGCACCGACAAGACGCTGAGCGTTGAGGGCGCTCCGGCTGACGCAAAAGCTGTTGGCAATGCGCTGAAAAACATAAAGCTTCCCGTTGCCACCGCCACCACGCTGGGCGGCGTCAAGCTGAGTGACGACTTCACGGCAGATGCAGACGGCACACTGCATCTGGCAGGCGGTACTGCCCCGGACCCTTACCCCGTTGACAGTATTTTTCAAACAGTCAGTAGCACCAGTCCCGCCGCGCTGTTCGGCGGTACATGGCAGGAGATCGCGCAAAACCGGGTGCTGATGGGTGCGTCCTACGCCCACGCAGCGGGCACCACCGTGGAAGCCGGACTGCCCAACATCACAGGCAGCTTAATAGAAACGGAAGCAGAGAGCTCCCCATTCCGTGGTTCAAAAGCAAGTTTGTCGAAATCAGGAGCTTTAAAATTCACAGAGGTTAATACTGATTGGGGTGGCTACAGTAAGTTGTCAGGTTCGGCGTACAATATTAAATTTGATGCTTCCCTCTCGAATCCAATCTACGGCCGCAGCACCACAGTGCAGCCCGCTGCATACTATGTGCACATCTGGAAGCGCGTGGCATGAGAAAGGAGGTTTTGAACCATGAAGATCATTGACGAGACCGGCACGGTCGTGGAAAACCCTGACCTGACGCTTGGGTATCTGGTGGATGACACCGAGCCAGTGGAGCACCCCGCCGTGGAAGGCGTGGAGGAGCAGTGGCACTGGGAGACAGTGACCGAGTATCCGAACGGTGGCAAGGACGTGCAGAAGATCGTTGACCGTCCCGGCGTTCAGGCACAGGAAGAATGGGTGGAACAAGTGCCCATCCAGAAGTACGTCCGCTACACCGCCGAAGAGCTGGCCGCGCAGGAAGAAGCACGCAAAAAGGCCGAAGCCCGGGAGAAGCTGCCGGAGACGGTGGAGGCACTGCAAAAAGAAAACAAGATGCTCAAGCAATGCTTGCTTGAAATGAGCGAGATTGTTTATGCATAAAATCACACAAAAAATCGAAAGGATGGTATTTATGATGGCTATGTTGTGGGCACAGGAAATTATGTCTGCTGAGACTATGGAGGATGCAAAGGCGCTGTATGAGCGCTGCCCCCGCCTGCTGAAGGAGAAGGTCAAGGCGATTCTCATCAAGAGCGGATTTGAGGAGATCACGCAGTAAGGAGGACGCTATGGCTGAAATCATGGATGTGTCCCGATATCAGGGCACAATCAACTGGGAGAAGGTCAAGGCAAGCGGCAAGGTGGACGGCGTGATGATTCGCGCCATGGGCAACAGTGCAGCGGGCAGACCCAGCGCGCCCTACACCGACCCGCAGTTTGCCCGCAATTACAGCGAGTGCAAGCGGCTGGGCATACCCTGTGGCGTGTATGGCTACTTTAAAGCGGTCAACCGGGAACAGGCCGACAAGGAGCTGGCTTACTTCAAGAAGCTGCTCACCGGCCGGAGCTTTGAGCTGCCGGTGGCCGTGGACATCGAGGACGAGGTGCAGAAGCCGCTGGGCAAGGATGTGCTGACCGACCTGACAGCTTACATGCTGAGCACGGTGGAAAGCTGGGGCGTGTACGCTCTGCTCTACACCGGCCTGTGGTTTGGCAGCGCCTTCCTGTACATGGGCGGCGCGGCCCTGAAGCCATACGACGTGTGGCTGGCTGCCTACCGCACAAAGAAGCCCGAGCCCAGCTGGCCCTTTGGCATGTGGCAGTATACCAGCAAGGCCCGTGTACCCGGTGTGACCACCAACGTGGACATGAGCCACGCATACAAGGACTATGCGGGTATCATTAGCAAGAAGGGTCTGACCCGTCTCCGGGAGGGTAAATGACCGAAAAAGAAGCTCTCCTGTGGGTGCTTGGCATCCTTGGCAGCCTGTGCGCTGCGGCCATCACCATCGACAAGGTGCTGGACATCATCCACAAGTACGTCAAAAAGGCACAGGCCCCCGACGATGCGCAGAACAAGCGCATTGACGCCATTGAAAATCGACTGGCTGCGGTAGAAACCGTTTCCACGCAGCACACCGCGGCCCTTAGACGCGACTTGACGCGATTTGACGGCATCGATGAAGAAATGCGTCTCGTCCTTGTTGGCGTACAGAATCTTTTGGATGCGCAGTTGTCCGGTAACAACCGCGAAGGTATGCAAAAAAGCAAATCCGATATCAACAACTACCTGCTGAAAGGAGTAACAAATCATGGAAGCAATGTTTAATTTTATCCCCGCACCCATCGCACTGGTACTGATGTTCATCGGCTTTGCCGCGCTGGCCGTTGGTGCTATCCGGCTGGGTTACAAGCAGTACGTCAAGCAGTGGGCGCTGGAGCTCGTGACCATCGCTGAGGACAGTATCATGGGCAGCGGTCAGGGCGCAAAGAAAAAGGCGCAGGTCTTTGCCACGCTGCGCGGCGCACTGCCAGACTGGCTGAAACCCTTTATCACCGATGAAGTGCTGGACAGCGTGATTGAAAAGGCTGTCAGCATGATGAAAAAGGCATTGGCAGAAAAGAAGCCTACCATCAACAAGGGGTAATTTATGATTGAGCTAAGCGTATCTCTCGCATCCAATGGCGTCGTCAAAGTGCCGGGCTATGAGCAGCTGGTGCGCTTTGGCTACACCAAGAACCGGGGCGTGTACAGGCTTGCCGTCAGTGCCACTGGCGAGTGGGCCGGGCTGGCTATCCGGGCATTTTGGCACATCCCCGGTGGCGCTGATCCTCCCGCCTCGCTGGTGGTGGACGGCTATGTGGACGTGCCTGCCAGCGTGACCGCACAGCCCGGGAGCGGGTGCGTCACCTTTGAGGGTAGCGACGGCGCAAAGACCGTCACCAGCGCAGACCTGCACTACCGTGTCAGCGCCAACAGCGGCACGGAGGACGGCACAGAGCCGGAGCCGGGCACCCCTGCATGGCAGCAGCTGGTGGATGCCGTGCACACCGACGCCACCGCCGCACAGCAGGCTAAGACCGATGCATAAACTGCTGCCAGTGAAGCAGTCACCAGTGCGGGCAGTGCCAGCCAGAGCGCTCAGGAAGCCGCTGACAGCCTGCAAGCCCTCAAGGACGCCATTGCGTCCATGACCTAAGGAGGACATATGGCTATCAAAAGTAAAGCCCGGCATGACCTGACACTGTGCTCCATCAAGCGGGAAATCGCCGCAGGACGTGACGTGGCATACTGGTTGGACAAGGCGTACACCCATCTGGACAGCGGATTGTTGGACGCCGACGACATCGCAGAGGTGGAAGCCCTTGCGCAGGCGTACTATGACGCACTGGATGCTAAGGACAAGGCGAACGCTGAGGAAATTACGCAGTAAGGAGACATAACGCATGAACGCAGTAAATATCGAAGATTTGCTCGATCTGATTGAATCCATGAAACGCATATCTGCGGATGAAATTATCGCTGCATCAAAGGAGAACAACGAGCTGGAGCGCATCGCGCACATCGCAACGGAAGCAACTTATAAGGCTGTTATCGAAAAGTTGGAAAACCTCCGCGTGTATGCAGTAACCGTTTTGGATAGCAAGGAGTAAGGAGACAAAAAATGTTTCATTATCACTACATTAAAGTCATTGCTGATTCCGAAAACATGAGTACGGAAGAAATCACTTCTGTTCTGCAAAAATACTTTGCAAAACAGAACGATGGTTTTTACCTCGAAATCGACTTGGATAATCATGCCGCTGATTTCGATGGCAGCGGAAAATGGCTCATGCGGTTGGAAGGAAATATTTTGTGGCTAAATGGCGAATACGTTGCGTTCAGCGGTGTGCAACAAAACAACCCGAATGATAGCGTTATCGTCAAAATTTCCGCAATTCGTTATCTCATTGTTCACAATAAGGAGTGATATCATGGCAAGCACTACATACCGTCATCTCGGTGACGTCACCGGGATGTTCGCCGCACAAGAGCAATTTCGTGACATCACGAAAATGGTCTGCGCACGTTTTCGTGGCCTTACGAAAACATACCATCTCGGCAATGTCAACAAACTGGTGACGTTTTGTCACCGTTTCGCCGTCATTGGCAATATGGTGCGCAACGCCGGACAGCTGCCGCAGCCTTTTTGGCTCGGTGCTGTCTGTGGCGGCGGCTCGCGTGGTGCTGCCCCCTGCGCTGCGAGGGCTTGACCGACAGCAGATGACCGCCGCCATCAAAAGCGCACCGCTTGGGAGGGTAGACCGTAAGATAGCCTTACTGCGGTACGTTGAGCGGCTTCCGCTGCCGGACATTGCAGCACAGACGCATTACAGTCGGACGGCGATAGGCTACCGGCTGAAAGGCATTGATAAAATGCTGGATGTGCAATATACTATTTGTACGACCTAAGTGCCTTTGAATTATGAATTTCCAAACAATGTCACAAGTTATTACGTTCCTGATGATAAAAAATGGAGCTTGAAAGGCGAGGGTGTTGTCTCGGATTTGTGCCCACAGTGTAGATGTGAATACGAAAAAATGCTTCATAAATTCTATTTGGAAGGAGTGAAGCGTAATTTCTGAAGAATTAGGGTTTTATGACGAACAAAAATAATATTTATAAACAAAGAGCAAAAGTCACAGCAAAAACAAAACCACTTGTAGATAACATCGTTAAAACACTATCTTCAGAGGAACAGCGGATGCTTGGTGTTTACAACGATGAATATCTAACAATTACAGCAGGAGAATATGTTATAAAAAGATTCTTAAAAATCAGTGACGACACTCCTGTTGCGTTTTTTGACCTATTTGAAGAATGTTCATATATAGATGTAGCGGTTGCAACAAGAAATGATAAAAACTATCGAGGACATGGATACGCTTTGAATCTTGCACAATCGGCAATTAAATGGTATACAGCTCATAGATCTGATTTTGATAATAAACCACTGTTGTGGATAGCTCGAAAAGATAATGTGGCATCAAATCAATTGGCCTTGAAAATTGGGATGTGTCCAGACGATGCTTACAATAAATCCGACGAAGTTTGGAATTGCTACAGATACTCGTAATCTTATGTTTTTTTCTGAAGCTTGATTCTTGGCAAAACAAAGCGGCAGGCTTTCGGGTCTGCCGCTTTTCTTTTTGCACGGATTGTGGTATAATATTTACAGACAATTCGCCTAATGAATTGCTGGTGTGGTCTGGCCTAAAGATTTCTGTCAGCACAAGCGCACAGCTTACGAAATTTAGTCTCCCGCACGCCTACTTATAGTGCGTACCATGCGGGAGACGATTTTATATGAATTATGGCAAATAAAATATATCACTTTTTGTCCCGTGTTTTGTTCGCTCTGATTATTTTTGGGGCGACATCAAGCGTTCTAAAAGCCGTCCTTCCGTTTTGGCATAGTGCATTTATAGGCGTGGTTTTATCGGCATATGCGTCTTTGCATTATACGCCATACGATTTATG